CAAACTCACTCCAAATTTTCAGTTAATGCAGCGAATCCCATCACTGCAAATAAATCATTACATTGTTGTACCGTTTTTCGTGACGGCTGTCATCTTTCTTGTACACAAACAAAAAACCCCGGCATGCCGGGGCAGGCAATATGGTTTATTCATTGTTTTTAAAGGGATTTAAATACACTCCATCCACATTACATCCACATGTAACCTTCACCAATGAAGCCAGCTTTAAATTTTTTAAAGCTGGCCTTCCATAAACATACCGTATTGATAGCTTTATTGTGCTCAATTTTTTGCATTTCGGGCAGGAATGTACTTGTAAATCGTTTTAATACAACCACCCAATATCGGGCGTTCTACAATATCTAAATAGACACCTATCCAGAGTAGAGGCAGGATTTCCCCGTATCTACGCTCAATAAAACATTCGATTGATTCTCATTGCTATCTTAAATTTACTCCGTACAATCCGCGCCTGACAATATCCAACTGAATCACTTAAACGCATTAGCGATCCACTGGTATTGTCACTGCGCCGGAGTCTTGCATACGCTCCGGCGCAAACTTAATTCATATTTGGCTAACTTTTTGACTTTTTAAGCTCTTCTAACTGACCCGCCATCGTGGTGATCTTTTCCTCTAATACTGCGAGCGCATTCTTCTGATTTTCAATAATGCCCCCCATATAGCGTAAAGCCTGCAACCCATCAAGAAGCAAAACATTACTGTCTAGCGCTAGCGTGTCGTCCTTCTGGTTTTCAATATCACGCTTATCCTCTTCATCGCATACAGGTGCAGCTGGAACAAGGTGAACATACTCAGGGTCAATTTGCATCAAATCTTGAGCGATAAACCCACGACGAACTCGCTCACGTTTATCAGCCTTATAAACAAACGTTGTAGGTTTGTACTGCATAACCCTATCGTATGAACTCTTTCCATCATTGTATTCAATGCTTTTCTTTAGGTCTCGGTCTGAGTTGGGGCTCTTAGTAAATATAAAGTTGCCCCCCCACACAGAATCTCCCCACGTTGAGATATCGCCGTTAACTGAAAATTGGAAACCTCGATGATATAAACCATCACCAAACAATTTTATGGCCGCTTGAGGCCAGTTAGCATTACCTTGTGAGATCAAACCATATGAAGCACTTGTCGCATAACCACCCGTCGATGATGTAGCACCACGAATAAATGGAACCCAAGAGTCATCATTATTGACAACGTTATCAACCCAAAACGGCGACTCCATATATGCACCATCTCCCCCCCATCCTGTTCGAACGCCTGCAGCTTTATACTTAGCCGAGCTAAGATAGCCGCCATATTGTGGAAAGAAATTAAAAGAGCGCCATAAATCAACACCGTTACTTAAGCCAAATTGAAAATTATCTAAAACACCTACGGCGTTTTTAACTCCACCAAGTTGCCAAAATGCGTTTGATCCATAATTCCCTTGTACTAGATTGACCCAAGCACCGATACTCGGATCGCCTTCGGCGGTATTCAATGTAATATCTCTATTATTTCCACCTCCGTAAGTACCAACAACAAGCCCACCGTAATTACCACCCCTTGCACGAATCTCCTTTCCAGTAATAACTCCAGCGGTTGATAAGTCCCCATTTTCACTATGCGATAGATACGAAATCTTTCCGTTAGCGCTTGTCTCTAGTGTCGAATAGCCTATAGAGTCATTTCTAATTTCGCTATAAATCCTAGCCTTTGACAATAACGTCCCAGTACTATTCTTAACCGTATTTTTTAAATAGTTAAAAAACGATAAAATTCCTGATGCAGAAGTTACTATTTGCGCGTTATCAGAAGCTAGATTGAGACTTTCGTTTAATCCAAGGTATTCGCGAACGCCATCCGCATCCGTTTTTGCCAGCATCTCTTTGGCAAATTGTGTCAATGTAGCGGTCGCAACGGCATCTTTCCCTGTCAGGGTAATAATCTGGTCGGCGGCGGTATTGAGTGCTGCAATCGCCGTGAGTAAAGCATTTTCATCCTGTTTGCGATCCGTTGCCGCAGTTGCGCGGTCAGCTTCAGCTTTAGCTTTATCAGCAGAGCTAGACGCGGCCTTTGCGCTATTGCCTGCGTTGGTTTCTGATGTTTTCGCAGCACCTTGAGACGCTAATGCCTCTGCCGCACTTGTCTGTGCAGCCCTTTTGCTGCCATCGGCGTTATTCTCAGATAGCTTTGCAGCCTGTGCACTGGCAGCAGCGGCCTCAATCCCTTTTGCCGTATTGGTCTCTGAGGTTTTCGCGGCTTTTTCACTAGCTAGGGCTTCTGCAGCACTTTCCCCCGCGTTAGTTTCTGATGTCTTGGCGTTGGTTTCAGACAGCTTCGCGGCTTTTTCGCTCGCAGCAGCAGCGTCAGCGCTTTGTTGGGCATTTGTCTCTGAGGTCTTGGCAACCGCTTGACTGGCAAGCGCTTGTGCCGCGCTCTTGGTTGCTGACTCTTGGCTGCCACTCGATGCGGTTTCTGATAATTTAGCGGCTTCTTGCGAGGCCAGTGCCTGTTTCGCACTTTGCTCGGTGTCCTTTTGGCTCTTGCCTGCATTGGTTTCAGACAACTTTGACGCCTTAGCACTGCTGTCAGCACTGGTTTCAGACAACTTTGCTGCTGTTTGACTTGCCAGTGCATCGGCTGCGCTTTTTGCTGCAGCTGCTTTATCTTTTCCTACCTGCTCGGATTGCTGTGAGACAAGCTCCACCATTGCTTCAAACTGCTGGATAGCTGCAGGTGGTAAGTCCCCTTCGGTAGGAAGCCCTAGATAGTAATTTAACGTACCGGGAACCGATCCACTGTGAACGTAAATCTCACCCACATAGTTTGGGGGGAAACCGTCCACGCATAAGGTGACTCCGTATTTTCCCAACTCCACATTCATGCTATAGCTGCCATTCTTTTCAGGCTGCTGGCTTGCAATGGTCTTAGTAATAACCGTAGTGCTCGTGCGTAATGCTTTTAATTCAATCGTACAATTCGGGATAGGTTTCCCCATTCCGTCTTTTAAAATACCTGAGATAACTGTTGGCATACCGCCCCCATAAAAACAAAACCCGCCTAATGCGGGTTATTAAGATTTAATCCATGTAAGCCGTTTCGATATAAACCTGATAATCGAGTTTAGGCATAAGCGAAGTATTCCAAGACCATGCACCGGAGCCCCCAAAGTTTCCAAAAGCTTGCGCACGCAGGCCATCAGAAAAACCGGTAATCACGCTAAACGCACTACCACCGTTACGCTTTACCGTTCCGGTGATTGATGGGCAAACGGCTATCGAGCGGCCTGCAACAATGCTGGTATTTGGCGTAGCATGGGCATCTGTAATGGCTGCGGTTCGAATAAATAGAGGGTTATCCAGCGATGACCATTCAACGGCGCCAGCCTCATTTCTAATGACTGCCCCATACTCTGGCGCAATGCCGGTAGTCCCAACCCCCATCAGGTATACAATCGCGGGCTTACTCACAGCAGCACCTGACGGCGGCGGCGCAAGTATGAGCCCTACCTGAGAGCCAGAAACAGAGGCTAGCAAAGCCACATTCGCTTCATATCCGCCCTCTATTCGAACAAAAGGGATCGTAGTTTGGGGATTTGGAATGTTAATGACTAACGGACTTTGCCCTGCCGGAGGCACAATGACACGTTGGCGAGAAATCAGCGAAAAATTGCGCAGAGTTGTATCGTATATTGTCCTGCCCTTATCATTTTTCAGTTCAACGTAAAATGGCATAGCCTATTTCTCCACTAAGCAAATAAAGATATACCCAGATGAAGAAGCATCGGAAGCAATGCTTGTCCATGAAATTGTATTTCCGCTTATTTTGGGATGAATATATGCGCCTATCGCACCACCTGATCCCGACACTGCATATGTTAAGTTATATACATTCAAATCTACGCTCGGATAGCTTTTGCTCCCGTTTCTATTTGCGCCAGTGATCATAATGCTATCGAGAAAAAAAGAGCGCCCATCGATGGCGCTCGTTTCTATCCCCTTTTCGTTATAGGCAAAAACACCGTAGCTCCCCATTAAGGTTTATACCCCGCAGCAAAACGTCTGACGCCATTTGGGTCATATATACCAATGCCGTTCGAATCAAACACGGAGCGGCCCCCTCCCGGTAACGGGGAATACACTGTTAACGTCCCGTCCGATTTCACGATAAATCGCCCGTTAATATTTAGCGATTTCATAAAGGCTTCTGCGATAACAACCTGACCGTTCTGGATTACAAGCGGCAACTCAACACTACCCGTAGTAGGATTTAAGATGGCAAAGCGATCAGCCAGTATGAGAACCTGACCAAATTCCCCCTCCGCTGTCGCCTGTATCCCCGCTATAGCCTTTTTGCCATCTGAGGTAGTTTGTACCTGCATAGACCACATCGCAGAAACATCCCCCTCAAGATCGGCCTGCGCCTTGCTGATAGTCTGGACTGCTGATTCATTTTCACCGACTTTCACGTTGACGTTGTCAATACGCTGCGATAGCGCCTTATCTTCCTTGGCGACCGTTTGCTTTAGCTCTTGCAACTGTGCGGTCGATTCATCCACAGAAGACTCAAGCACTTCAAGCTTCTGGTCAACTTTAGCCTCGGTATCCGCTAGCGCCTTTTCAAACTCATCTTTCACCAGATTGTTATCGATGCCTTTCAGGAAGTCCTGCGTCATTTGTTCAGATGTGATCTGGTCTTTCAAAATATCGAGCACACCCTCTGCATCACTATTGACCTGACCAATTGCTTCAACGAACGTGGATTTCCCGACAGTATTTATGCTACGAACATAAAAGAAATAATCGGTGCCTAGCTTTTGCAAATTCCCTTTATTCCAATAGGTCGCAGTGCCAAGATATTTAGCTCGAGATTCAACTTCATTCTGACGTTCAATTTTTTTCTCTGAAAACCAAAATTCATATTGAGTATCGGCATGATAAACACTTTGACGTGGCGTCACGGTGATTTGGAAATAACCCGGTGTGATATCAATAAATACTGGGGCTTCTGGCGCTGAGATATCGAATTTTACCGACGTAGGATCGCCCTGCTGCCCAAAGCCGTTAACAGCGCATACCATGAGCGTATAGCTTCCAAGTACTAGCGAACTAAAAGAGTAAACCGTGTCCGTTATCGTTACCGATTTCACCAGTCTAACCGGATCGCTTTCCGTTCCCGTGCCAGTCGTGAGCCTGACAATAAACTTCACCCCCTTGACGACACGCGGAGTATCCCATCGGGCCTTTGCCTGAAACTGTTCATTGTCTGACTGAACATCGACGATTAAGTGCTGCACTTCTGGAGGAATAACACTAATCCCTGTACCGGGTTGTTGGTCAAAAGATGCGCCATTATCAACAATGGCCTCTTTTTCTGGAACATGCTGAACTCCCGTCACCGAGTAAGCGCCATCCTCACCTTCACGAATTAAGACACAACGAAATAACCGCCGACGCAGGTTTGGCAGTTTTAGCCCCCAAACACTGTAAGCTTTAATCCCTTCGGGAAGCATTTCAGCAATGACCTTGTTTGGGGCAGGTTGTAATTGAATATCGATACTTTGTGGGGTTCCATCCAAACCTATAATGCTCAGGGTAGCCTTGCCTACAGATGGCAGTTCAATATCTCGGTCTAACGTTAATGTTCTTGTTGCCCCATCGATAGACAATATGCGCCCACCGATTTGAGCAGCTGCATAGTCATTATCGCAAATCTCAAAAACATCCCCTGGAGTGTGCCTTAATCCTTCCGCGCCAAGCGAAAAGTCAACCGTCTGCGTCTCCAGTATTTCAGTCTTAATAGCCCATAATCCCATTCGGTGTGCTTGCCCGCGACTGGTGCACCCAAAGGCATCCATTTTTAGTAAATTACGCCCATATCGTTCGATTGCTGCATGGTCCTCTACCAACTCAGTCGATATTTTCCATCCATTTTTTGGATCGGTATACCGAACCTCTACAGCATTATGACGGTCTTTTAGCGCACTAAATCCGTACTTAAACTCCCCTTTAATCACATTACTGTTTGTATAGGTCCAGACTTTGTCAGATGGCCTATCCTGAACAAAGGTCATGGAGTTTCCATTCCATACTGGCATGCAGCGCATCACCGAACAAAAGTCGCTTAAGACATCATAGGCTTTGCGCTGACTCGTTAAATAAGCGCTACACGTCATGCGTGGTTCAGTACCACCAAAACCATCAGGGACAAGCTGATCACAGTATTGCGCAATCGCATAGAGTGACCATTTATCCACATTAGCGATACCAATACGCTGTCCCAATCCATAGCGTGGATGGGTCAATAAATCGAGCACACACCATGCAGGATTGTCAGTGTAAGCGGGCTTAAAATTGCCATTCCATATGCCTGTATAAGTCCGAGTCTTTGGATCGTAATTAGAAGGAACCTGAACAATTCGCCCACGTAGATGATAATTACGCGTTACCTGCTGGCTACCAAATTGCTCCGCATCGACTTGAACCCCAATAACAGCTGTGTTCGGGTAACACTGCTGAATATCAATAATTTCGGTGTAGCTGGACCACATAGTTTTATTCTGTAACTGGTCGCTATTGCTATCGGGCGTCGTTCGTATCATGCGAATATTAAAGGGACGCGAAGGGAGATCGCTGATCACAACAGATGCTAAAAACTGCGTGGTTATTTTCCCTTTAATCGTAATATCTTTCTCAATAACCCACGCCCCGCCTCGCTGGATTTGAATTTGCAGGCCAACAACCGAAGGATTACGATCCCCTTTACTTGTCGTTTCTACCAGAGATTGAACACCGAAAGTACATCGCAAGCGGTCTATATTTTCTGACACTATTGTGCGAGTAATAGGATTATCGTGCTTAACCTCTACCCCGAGGACTGTCTCTGCCCCTGACGCTTCAAATCCATCTAACGGCGATTGAGGCTGCTCACCCACACGGTATACAACTTCAACACCTTTAACATTGGCGTTTCCGTCTCCATCTACGATGGGAGTGTTATTAATCAGAATACTTTGTAAACCATTAACGGGTCCTTCAATTGGCCCTTCGCTAATTGCATCAATCACACTGAGTAACTGCGTTGACTTAAGATTATCAGGTGCCTCGCGCGGTGTGCGCCCACCTCCTCCACCCTTACCCATTCTTCACCTCATAAAAAACAAAACCGCCTATCGGCGGTTGCTGTTAAATAATATTTTCTTATTTCTTGCTATCGACCAATGACGACAACCTGCCCACCATCCCCCTCATCACGCGTACTCATTTCTTGAGATATGACGCATGAGCCCACCTGCATTTCCCCGTAGAGAACAGGCAATGGATTACCTTGAGCAACCATATTATCCAGCGAGGAAAAATACGTGCTTTGCTTGCCATTGTCGGTTTGGCGCGTGGAGGGTGATTTCGGTTGAGGAGATAACATTTGAGCGACGCCCCCCAAAACCATACTGGCACCAAATGTAAACAATCCCGTCTCAAATGCGCTCCACACAGCCATTGAAGCCCCTCCGGAAAAGAATGCAGCGCCAATAGCCACGGCACCGAGAACGACTTGAAAAATCCCACCCTTTGATGCTCCCGCCATGCGAGGAACAATATGGATTATGACCCCATTATTTAGAGGCTCATGTAGTCGCTGAGTGACATCATCAGGCGATAAATCTTTTCCAGAAATTCTGATTTGATACCACCCATCAACCAATTTCTGTTTAAAACCCGGTATTTGCACAGAAAGCGCATGAATGCCCTCTGCCCCTGTTTTTATAAAGAGGTCGAAGTGCTTACCAAATCGTTGTAAATCCCCATATAGGCAGATCCTTGCCAATCCTTGTGTCGCCATACCGAGTGTGTGCGCCGTTGCCATTTGTCTGTGTACCTCTCACGCTTGCTCAACTGTTCAGGAATGTGATGCAACAACTCTCCATCATCACAAAAAATTGCAGCATGGTTTGCCACCGATGATCCGTAGCAGCAAATCACGATATCCCCCGCCTGCGCCTCTTCTAATGAAACTTGATAGAAGCCTGTTTTGGTTAGATTATCGAGATAAAGGTTTTCACCTTGCTCCCACCAATCATCACGCCGATTAAAGTTAGGCATATCTATTCCTGCCAGATGATAGGCATCACGAAACAATGCATAACAATCAGATTCACCGTGCTTAAATACACGCCCCAGCAAATGAGGAGCGCAGCGAAATTTATGTATTTTCCCTTGATGCACCAACCACCAAGGTAAATTACTTTGCACCTGTAATCGGCGGTCAGCTTCGCTTAAAAAGGGATCACCGTCAGGATGGCTATGAACTAATGCCACCACTTCACCGATAGATTGCGCCTGAATAAAATCTTCTGGGCGCATCCTGAAATATTGCGTAGGTTCAATAGAGCAATTTTCGAAGGCGAGATACTGCATTCCCTTCGGCGTTCGTACAGCATAGCCGCACGACTCTGCAGGCGCACATTGCAAAGCATGCGTCAAAATATCATCATTTATCATAAGAATGCCTAGGATGAGAGTTTATTAATCGACAAAAAACAGCCAATATTCTCAATGTTATTACGTAGCTTGCATCCCGTTGGACATCTGCTGCATCTGTCTTTTGCTGGATCTGACGTTGGCTTGTCAAACTCATCTGCCACAGCAGGCCCCACATAACCACACTCCTCAGAGCGATAGGCCCACGTACACATATCGGCAAGCATAATACGTCCGGGGAAAACAGCGCCATCAGTCTCAGTAGGGGAAGCCAATACAAATGTTGCCGTGATAGGCGTTAATTCCGATAGCTGTTCAATGAGATAACGGCTTATAGACTCTTGTTCTGGGCTGGCTTCTTGATTTCCATTCACAAAATTAACTGCATCAAGAAATTTAACGTATACCGTATGACGGACAACAATAGCGCCAACCAAGCTATTTAAGTCCTCAGCCATTCCAGTGACCAAGCCAAATAAGTTAGATACACCAAGCGTTGGGCGTGACGACACCCCTTTCCCATTCATTTCAAAATCATTGGCTTTAATTGGATAAGGTTCATACTGTCTGCCTTGCCACGTCATAGCCTCACCTTTTTCATTGGCTTCATTACTAAAAAAATAGCGCTGCCCACCGATAGTCGTTAAGTCAAACTCCCATAGGTCTATGCGAGCTGACTGCTCTGCTTTGGTGGTTTCGTTCAATGTTTCTTGTGGAATATTTTGCATAACATTCACCAATAAAAAAACCTCGCATAGCGAGGCCTTAATGAAATTAAAATTTAATATCAAATTATTTATTTAAAAAATACTTAACCCTTTTAATGAAATCATCACGAATATCACTTGGTAATAAATTTTTCATTCCATCTATATCACTTTTGAATTCATCATATACATTCATTGGGTGGGACGACTTTGCAGATTTCCTCATCTTTTCAACTAACTCTCTAACATCAGGATCGCTAACTACAAATACCTCATCCACTTTTCTAAAAACACGCATATAATCAAAGTCAGATACTTTAAATGACATATCTTTTAATTTACTCATTGCATCGCTAACATCACTCCCGCAATGCTTGCACTTGATAGCCTCTTTATTGATTAATTCCGCACAGAATGGGCACTTTGCTTCGTTATCTGTTGCTGTTTGTTTCCCTTTACTCAAGAGAACCATAAGTAAACCACACACAATAACTATGCCGCCAACAATTGTGCTATTTTGCCTTGCAGATATTAACCCAATATTGTTAACCCTATCTCCGTATGACGTCAAAACGCTGACATTCATGTTTAAAGCATAAATTATCAATATTGCGCCTACTATCAACAGCAAAAATCCTATAAACCTCATATCTATTGCTCCATCGGTACGATTTTGACTATATCGTAACAAAGCCTGCAATTTAGTTATTGGGATATCAATCAAAAAGTGACCATTATCAATTCATAAAATGACTTGCTCAAATGTCGTTGTGAATGTCACGTTCAGCATACCAACTTTCGATGACCACTTGCGACACACCACCTTTATAGGTTGGTAGCTGTAAGGCGGTGTCCACATGAATGATTTAACGCCAGCATGCCGATTAAGAAAATCGCGTAAATACCTCACTTCACCTCTTTTAACTCGGATCGTTACACTGTATTTCTCCAAGTTGCTATTCAATCCGGCTGGTCTTCGCTGTTCATATCCATCACCGAACTTTGCAACACTAACTAGAGGTTCAGACTCAACGCCCATATCAGGATCTATTTTCCAACGGAAAGTTTCCATATCAACGCGCCCCGCTCATTTGCCCGCCATCTCGACGCTGCTGCTGAAAGAAGTCCGCCGCTGCCTTTTTCCCTACTGCATAAACAGCTTTTAGTGCCTCTGGACCGACCTGTCCATTGCTTCCATCATTTTGAATGTTGACGTTATATTGGGGCGCAAACATAGCCAATCCCTGTCCACCAGCAGCCACAACACCTAACTTGCCATCACTACCACGCTTAAGGGGTAAAATGGCCTCTGGCCCTGCCTCGCCCATCACACCAGCACCTTTTGCAAAGGCAAAGTATGTCGGACGATCAACAACCTGTCCGCTGTAGGCGCTAAGACTTGAAGAAGTGTAAACACCCCCTAACGCATTTTTTTCTCCACCAAATCCAAAAGCGCTGCCGATCCCCTTAACCGCCTGCATCATTGCCATTTGCGTCATGATTTTAGCCAGATCGGAGAGAAGGGAGGCAGTAAAAGATTTAAAGTTCAGCTTTCCAGTGGTAACGAATGTCGCCAAACCATTACTCATACTATTGAATGACGACATAAACGCCTGTTCCGCAGTCCGAGCAGCATCGCCAGCATTTGCAGCAATATTCTGATACGCACGGATAATACCGTTCATCCAATCGCCCTGCGCGGCATCTAACTGTGCATCGAACCCTCTCTTACTAGCCAATGCTCTATCAAGATTCTCCTGATTAATCTTCATCGCCTCGTCATACTCAGGTGAACCCTTCGTGCCCTTAGCAGCACTATCTCGATCAAGCTGTGCCATTTTTTCATGGTAGTACTGCTTGATAGCAAACTCTTCCTCATAGCGCGTTCTGAGCTTGTCCCCCATCCCTATTGTATCCAGTGTTAACGCTTGTTTTTTCTTAGTGTTTAACTCTTCCTCCGCATATTCCCGTGACAGTTGGACGCTTTTTTTCTTAAGTTCATTGATGGCGCTTTGTCGATTAAACTCTTTTTCTTTCTCTATACTTGCTTTAAGCGCCAACTCTAGCTCCTGTCGATGAGCCAAAATACTTTTATCAGACGCGGTAAGTGTTTTCCCCTTCATCAGGCTAATTCGCTCTTCCAAGGCCAGATATTGTTTTTCTGACTCCGTTAATTTCTCATTAACACTGAGCTTTGATGCATCAATCTGTCCTTGGAGCTGGGCTTGCTTCTGGCGATACTGCAAAAGTAGCCTTGTCGCCTCATCATCCTGATAAGCTTTATCTTTCTTAGGCTTTGATGAGGGCTTGTTATCCGCATTGATTTGAGCGACGGCGCGAGTACGCTGCTCCTGACTCCAATCATTAGGAGCAAGCCGCACCTTCTGCCACAACTCGGTGAGGGCTGAGGCTCGCTTTTGCTGCCACGACATGCTTTTAGACAGCATTTGATTCTGATATATCAGAGAGTCAGTTCTGTCATCATCTGCTTTTTTAGCTTTGGCCTGAGATTCTACATAGCCCTGCTGGGACTTAGTAACAAACTCAAGTTCCTTTTTCTGGCTTAAAAGTTTTTGTAACCCGACATCAAAAAGATCCGGCTTGCCTGATTTTTTCCTGTCGTCATAAATTTGGTTAATCGCTTTATTAACCTGTTCTATTTGGTATTGTTCTGTCTGCGGGCGACCGATATTTAATGCCGCATCCCAGAACTGATTCCACCGTTTCGTTGCTTTTTGTATCGTCTTTTCAATAAGTCCTAGGTTATTAATAACCTGCTGGCTGCGTTGCTGCTCAGCCTTGCTATATGCATCTGCTGCCGCCTCACCAGCCGCTTCCTTATAGCCACGGCGCTCTAGGGAGGAAATATATTCATATTGTGATGATGTGAGATAGTGAAGCTGCTTATTAAGCTCAATGGAGCCTTGCGTTGGATCTTGATATAACCGTTGGAAATTTTTTATTGTCTCACTAACGGCCTGCCCCGTTGCTTTCTGCATCGCAAGGGCTGCTTTTGTGACCGATTCAATTTGATTAGATTTAAATGCGCCTGAACCAATAACGGCGGCTAATGCACCAGCTGCATCATGTTCAGTTATACCGTTCCCGGATAGAGATTTGGCAAGTTCCTGAAGCTGCCCTGCCGTTTTTCCCGCATAGCTACCCGTTAGAATGAGCTGCTTATTGAACTCAACAGCCTCTTGCGAGCCTTCATACCACGCCTTACCTACTCCATAAATCGCGGCAGTAATTCCACCAATAACACCACCAATGGCTAGACCGCGCAGGGACATAAGTTGCTCAATCCATCCCGCACGGTTTGCCAGCGTGATACTCGATCCCCGCAATGCACCGAGGTTCCCTCGCGCTAACTCACCAAATAACACCCCAAGCTCACGTCTGGCTGCTGCACTCTTTAATCCGAACGCCTGAGTGCTTTTCGTCGCCCCCTCCATCTTGCGAATATAGATATCCGCCGCATCTGATACACCAAGCTGAGTCGCTTTGTATCGCAGCATTTCTGTATTAGAAAGTTTCTGCTGTGTAACCTGTGCTTTTAAGCGCTGGAGAAATTGAGTCTTTGCTGCTTGTGATTTGTTCTCCGCCTGCGTTAACTCATTGACTCTAGCGCGAGTAGTCGTCAACAGTGTTAAATAATCCCCCTGAGAAATATTACCCGCGTCTCGGGACTGGCGAAGTTGAACCTGAATGTTATTGAGCTTTTGCAGCCCCGTATCAAACTCTTTCACCCCTTCAATTTGACGAAAAAATGATTGCGCGGCCTTATCCTGAGCAACGCCAACGGCGCGAGTTTGTACCGCCTCCTCTTTAAGTCGTTTACTGTATTGTTCAACTTGTTGATGCGCCTGAGAGACAAGTGCACTTGCCGCCGCCATTCTGGTATTGAGTGAATCAGCGAGCGCTTTTTGCTGCGTCACAGAAGAAGCATTAGCACTTTCAACACCCTGTGCGCGGGCGATCCCCTCTTGTACCAAGCGACGCATTCGGTCTGCGTCACTCTCTCCCTTCCTCACCACCTCGCTCAGGCCATTACTCACGCCTGAGAGTTTTTGATTGAAGGTGGCAGTATCAACGTCCATGCCAATAACGATATCAGCTACTTTCTGGCCCAAATCTCACCCCCCCACATATTCCGCTACCCGCTTCAATCAACTCCTCACCGCTTTTCTCTCGCAAGGGTTCCGAGTCATCTATAAAGCTGAAATCCTCCACCGGAACTTTTTCACCTGTTACCAGCGACACCATTAAGGATTTAAGCGTTGCAAAGTGTGCATCCATCAACGCATCACTCATGCCATTTTTCGTAAAGAACCGCCCCCAATCGGACAGCTCTGATGCACTCATTTCTGAGAGCATTCGACGCCAATCAGGACGTTTAAATTCATGAGCGAGACGTTGGGCAAACAGAATTTCGGAGGCTAAGGCTTTTCCGGCGATAATGCTTCTGATTGTTCTTCTGAGGTTTCAGATTCAGCATTATTACCGAGTGGAATATTCATCCCACTAAGTTCCAGCACCTTATCAGAACCAAAACTGATAGCAGCATAAGACCATCCACTTAACACCTGTTGATAAAGCGTGTTTTCATCTTTCGACTGATCTAGATGAAACAAAGATCGAGAAACTAACCATGCATTAATCTCAATATTGAGACGCATAAAAGCGCCTGCATATCCCTGAGTTTCTGCATCCTTAAATTCGCTATCAAAGGCCTCCGTTTTCTGCGTAACAAATGACAAATAATCAATACGCTGTAGCGCTGATAACTCAGAAAGCTCGACCTCTTCACCGTTATAATTAAAGACTTCTTTTTTCAAAAACATGATTTTTACCCATAAAAAAGCCCCGTTTCCGAGGCGCAAAATTGGTGTGTTGGAATTACTGGACGGTAATATCTGAGCTGGCAACAAAATCGCCATCGCTGGTCATACCGATGACCTTTACAGCACCCGCTTTAATCCCTTTGATTGTCGCAACGTTATCCACCAGCGTGACAGTTGCAATTGCCTTATCCGAAGAGGCAACCCGCAATGTTTTATCCGTGGCATCGTCAGGTTTTACCGTAAACGTCACCTTAGTCGTTGCACCAACAGCAACATTAGCCGAGGCGGGACTTGCCGCAATTCCCGAAACACTCACGGGTGGAACGGTGTCCTCTTCCGCTAAACGAGGACGGCCTACGCCAGTGATTTTTACTGATCGTGTGATCTCTTCTTTTGCTTGTACCGTTTTCCCAAGAGAGCTAATCCAACCATTAAAAAGGTCGACCGTGCCATTTGGGTACTTAATTTTGTAGGTACAAACTTCACCGCTATCAAATAACGTTAAAAGTTTTTTCTGTACATCCTCTCCCGGTTTCCACGCGAGCGTCACTGTGGTATCGCCAGCTGATTTTTGCCCCTGAGCGGTACTCTTCCAGTCGGCGTTTTCATCATCAAGATAATTATTATCTTCGGCGTCTGCGCTCAATTCTCCCGGCTGCAGGTCTTTGATGTTTGCCATTCGTGACCAGTCGATATCAACGAGCGGATTGGCAAAAGGGTCGCCATTCCCTGCATACAGCCAAAGCGTCGTTTTTGCGCCCTTCACGGGCTTTAATGGGTTTGGTGCTGCCATAATAGTTTGCCTCACATTTTATAAGTGATGCCGTAGGTGAGATCGGCTGATCCCCACGTCACCATATCGTTGTCACGTTGATAATCGTAACCCTGCTGAGTGATTGTATTAATCAATGCATCAAGTTCAGGGACGCTTTGTAACGCGGGATATATTTGATTCTCCATCCATTCGTCCAGCGCACTATCTGGCTGACTCGCTTTTAGAAAAACCTCAATATGGAGCGTGGCCTCCCACGAATCGCCATCAAGGTCTTCTGCCGTATACTGCGCATCGGTGAGATAAACCGCTACAGCAGGTAAATCCGCCGCCTCAATAAAAACGGGACGACCGTCAAAGTAGGTTGCATCGATATCGGCCTCCTCTTTGATTCGGTTAATGATGGCTTTACGTATTTCACTGTGTCGATTCATCGTACTTGCAGCCCTCTCAGCTGATTATTTAAGGCATACCCCAATTCCTTTGGCATTTCGCTCTTCATTTGCTCGGTGGTTTGAGCGACGAATGTTTCACTCAACACTTGAGCAACATCAATCTTAATGACGCGGATCGGATTCCTTGCCCGCCCCACACGTTCGAAAACCTGCCAATATCCGTTGGGTGCCAGTGCGATAAAGCCTGAGTTAAATCTATAAGGGCCAATTTTAAGCGCCTTACCTCGTTTTCCTCGCATGGGCATCGATGGGGATTGGCTCATCAGATTAATAGCCGGTAGGGGTTGGCGGTTGACAAAAATATGAGCGCGAGGCTTCGCTAAACTAGCCTGCCTTAGCCGCGCTCTACGCCTAATAGTTCGTAACGGTATCCCTTTGCGTTCGTTGTCCCCCGCCACAATGTCTTTCGCTGCCACACGTAATGAACGACTGACAACACGCTTTGCTACTCGGTTGACCGCTTGGCTTTTTGCCTGTGGTACGGCAAATCTGCTGATACGTTCAAGAGCGGCAACGGCCTCTTTCAATCCCTTCACACTCATGGCTTACTCCAGCGTAATTTGGGGTTTTCCGTTAAACCACTGAATGGTAGCAACCATGTAATCTTTACCATCCATAACGACCTGATCATTACGCCGAGGTCGGTAACTTGACGTAAATACGACAAGCCTAATGGCATCACCACTCAATTCCCCCATCTCAGCAAGATAATGAAATTCCACCACCGTGCATGGATTGCCATTAATTTCTATAGTTTTGCCAAAACGTGACGCAGTGAGCGCATCCATGCGCGAGGACAACTGATCAAATGGACTAGCCATTGATTTTAACCGCAACAAATTCGGTATTTGCTGCCGCATCTGCCCATGTCACTCCGACAAGTGGCAGGTTTCCGGTAGCATCCAACTGCACCTTTCCATCTTTGAGATAGACTTTTTTACCTGCTGCCATCTTGTCACTGGCAAGTTTTGGCAGAGTGAATACACCGCCTGCGAATCCGTCTCCGATGGCTCCGGTGGCAATATCGGTAATAGCAACGGTGAAGATGTCGCCCACTGCCACCAGATCGCCGCTCTTTACCTCGGCAGTTGCCTTAATCTCGATGGTGTCACCCGCTTGAACGTAATTTTTAGCCACAATGATGCTCCGCTGGCTCCAACGAGCCAGATTTTAGGTATAAAAAAAGCCCGATAGGGCCGTAGGTTGGAAATGTGAACTAAAGAGAGGTTAGCCTGCGCATTTCACCAAGCCACGATAGTCAATAGGGGAAACACCCGCATCGATGCGAACCTTGGTGGTTACACCGTCCGATTTAAAGCCCTCCTGCTGGTCGATGTATGGCGTATCAACACCGTTTAAGTACGCCACTTCGATGGTATCTGTGCCTTTAGCTGCTGCCAGATAGAAGGTTGTAGCACTCTTATCATCCAAGCGCGGCTCGGCAATGACGGTGGCGAAGTCTTTCACGGGGTTCATAATACCTGCGTTAATATCCGCACCCTTGACACTAACTGACTTGATTACTTGGTTGGTGGTCGCTTCCAATGCGGTTGGAACCAGCACGAATGCAGGACGAATATTCAAGTGGCGCTCACCTTCTTTTTGCTGGCGCATCATCTGTCGGGCCTTATCCAGTGTCGCCACATCCATCACCACACCGTTGTCGAGTACGTTACCGTGTTTGGCCTTATCAAACAGCGCAATACCATCCGTGCTCATTTTGTTGTTGTCGATCAGGATGGCATATACCAAGTCGGCAATGGTCGCCTTCGCCGCTTTGCCTAACTTCATCGGCACGTCAGTGAGCATGCTCAAATCATCATTGATAATAGCCTGACGGGTAATGCTAAACAGCTCGCCGTAAGTGGCTAGCGCAATCGTGGCCTGTTTGTCATTGAGAGTGACATATTTATACTCCGCCCCCTCACGAACCTGACGCAATGACTGGAAACCACCCAAGCCAACACGATGCGCGGTTTTGAAGTCTGATAACTGCCCCTTTTTAGTCCATTCCTCAAAGGTTTCAGGCGCTTCTTCCCATCCTTGCAAAATGGATTTATTGGCAACATCCAGCAGAATATTGCCAAAGTCCGAGGTGCTGTGGGTGAATGCCATGCCGACCATCTGCATTGGGTTATAGGAGGCAACGCCCACACCACGTTCGGTTAATGACATACGCGCCATTTCACGCAATGTCATGGCATTGTACGGATTATCACGCTGGGACTCTTCGTATCCTGCTCGCGCCATCAGTGAGGCGCGGATACCATCACCCGCAAAGTTACCGTTACCTGCATAGATGTGAGAGAGCATCGGGTTATGAGTGTTTTGTGTGCCGCCATGCGTGTTGCTTGGCGTAGAATTTTTCCCCAGCGCTTCCAGCAGCTTATCTTTTGCGATATCAACCGAGCACTCAACATCGACGATACAGGCGTTCATCACATCACCATGACGATTGCCAAACATAGCAAACAGATTTTGAATATCGCTAACACGTTTTTTCTGCGCCTCACGTTCTTGGGCGCGAATAGCATTCTCATCAATAGCGACAGGCACTGGCTGTGTCACAACTGATTGAACAGGCGTTTGTGCAACAGGCAGAGCTGGCGCTGCAGGTTGATTAATCGCGTTACCACGCGGTGCGGTGATCATATTCTTGATGCTATTAGGCATATGGTTAAATTCCTCTAAACGTTTTGATTGTATTTGAGCCATCGCCTTTACAGGCGATAACACTTTGTCTGCAAACCCCATCTCGACACATTCACTGCCGCTCATCCACGTTTCGGCAGCAAGCATGGCGGCTATTTCCTCCGATGTTTTTCCTGTTTTTTCTGCATACGCAGGGATCATTACTGTTTCCAATTTCTCCAGTAATGCCGCGTAATCGCGCATATCTTCCGCATCGCCGCCCGCAATCCCCCACGGTCGGTGGATCATCATCATCGCGTTTTCGGGCATGATAATTGGATTACCGACCATTGCGATAACGGACGCCATTGATGCAGCGAGGCCATCGATATAAACCGTTTTAGAGGCGGTGTGATTTTTAAGGAGGTTATAGATGGCGATACCATCAAAAACGCTACCACCTGGAGAGTGAATATGCAGATTAATACTGGTGACATTGCCTAGTGCGGTGAGTTCTTCAGCAAACTGGCGAGCACTAATCCCCCAGCCACCAATCTCGTCGTAAATGCTGATATCAGCAGTACTATTGGCACTTGCTTTAATGCTATACCAGCTATCAGCCCCCGCGCTGACGGGTACGGTTGCCCCCATCGGGTTTATCGTCAGGCTTTTCTTCCCCATATTGAGGTACTCCTTTGTCGTTGGCGGGATCGGTATCAAACACCAAGCCCTGTTTGCGGTTTTCATCTATTTCCGCCTTTCGGCGTCGCTTCACTTCCGCAGGCGCACCACTCCGAGCCCGAACCCAATCACTCTCGGTTGCAGCACCACCACGGATCAGCACTTTCCACGCATTGGCCTCTTTAAGCGGGTCAATCCACGGCATAACGGGACCGGAATACACTGCGTTAAAAAGTGTGTTTTTATCAATATCAGGAGGAACATCAATCACGTTGGCTGCAATAGCCGCAGCTAGCCAGCGCCGATACAGAGGGCGAGTAATAGCCGCAATAAAAGCATCCTGCATAATGGCGTACCCTTCCTGCGCCTCCACCAGCTCTTGTCTCTGTGCGCTATAAGTGCCATCGTAATTACGCGCGACTGAGGAATAGCTGCTGCGCAATCCTGCCGCTACAGCGCGAAGCTGCCCCATGCGGAAACTCTCAAGATTGGTATTGGGGCGCTCAGACTTAATCATGCCCACATCTTCACCCGGTCTTAGTCCATCAAATATAATTCCGGGCTGAATATCTAAATCACGCTCCTTTTCCTCTGTATCAGGACTGTAATCTTGTAAGTCTCCACGCTTGATATACATTCCAAACGACGCAGCGACTCTAGCCTGTATACGCTCAGCATCCTCGTAACCCTTCAAGTCAGACAGGCGAATAATGACCGGAGCCAGCAGGGAAACGCCGCGCACCTGATTAAGACGGCGGGTAAATTTCAGGTGCAGCATATTTTCGGCGGAAACATCTTTTGTTTCTCCAGAAAGCGTCCCTAACCCGGGAAAGCTTTTATAAACCGCATAAGCTTTAGGCCGACGCCACCCATCAAAGGTGATGCCTTGGACAAGGTTTTTACTGTCATCGGTGTCCATCGGCACAAAATCAGGCTCTAAGGCTTCCACCCAAAACGGGACTCCCGAAGTCGGTGTGATCCCTGCGGCCTTACCCTCAATGGTTTGAGAGAAAACCTCTCCATCACGCAACCACGTTCGTAACATCAAACGTTCAAGTACGGGGCGCGTATATTGTCCGGTAATATCGGGGCTTACCGACCATGCCGCCCATGCGCTGCGTATTTTTTCAGCAAAAACACTATCAAGCTGTCCTGCTATCGTGAGTGGCTGGGGTTCGACGATAATCCCTTTTGCACCAATAATGCGCTCTTCAAGCTTATCTAACGCCCCGACCACTAAATCGTGATTATTGTCTAGCCATCGCGCCTGCTCGCGTAGTGATTTTCCGCCAAACTGAGTCAACTGGTTGGCATTACGGTTTTCACGTTTGGTCTTGTGTGTTCGTGTTGGCGTGGCGGCCTCATACGCCATAATTTTATAACGCGCCCGCGCACGAGATTCGCCCCACACTGGCATCACGACGCTAATCGCTTTTTCAATCAGATTCATGTGAACCTCGCAAGCGAGAACAGACGACGTGGCCTGTCCAGCGCAGATAATCGCTCGTCAATGTCCTGCCGACCTTTGCGGATATCCGATAAATTCTCCATCGTCATGGTCTGCCCGTTCAGCGATATTGATTTCCCTTTCAGTACAGCTAATTCAGCCTCGATATAGGCTTGTTGTAACGTCAGTAGCTCTTCTCGCGTCATAACCATCCCCCGCCAGATTGCCCACCCCAAGGCGTAGGCTTGTTCCTTTCCTCTACTTTCATCGTATCCTCGCTTCCCTCTCGGGGAGTATCTGGTGCTTTAGGCTCTTTCTGTATATCTACAATTTGGACGCCGTCTTCATCCTGCAATCTGGCCCACGCTGGCGGCTTATCCCAATTGATACGTTCATAGCCGCGCAATATCACGAGTGCGTGGGCATAACACAGCAGATCGAGGGCTTCATTGGCTCCTTTACCGGGTTTGCGCCATTTGCCATCGGTGCCACGTTCTTCATAAGTCAACTCTTCATAGAACCATTCCCCCAGCCAATCAGGAAAATGCACATAGTTCGGTCCCGCATCTTGACGCCCAAGGGCTGCAGCGATCCGGTCTTTCAACGCATTGGTTTGTAATAAATAGAGAGGAACATCACCACGAGCACGGGCGCGGCGCTCCGAACGTTCGGTATTATCGGGGTAGGTTTTATTAATCAATTTTCCTTTAGCTAAACCGTCACCTTTAAACAGATAAACACGATTTCCCACCCCCTCTTTGCGGCATTGCCGCCAAAAGGCATAGGCGTTGTCGGTGACGCCATCTTCCCCGCCGCTATCCACCGCCATCGCCAGTATCGGCATCACCTGACCATTACTGCCCGCTAGCGGATAAACCTTGTCGAGCACATCGGTGCGCAGCAGTTGCCAATCTTCAAGGTATGATGCCGGATCGATGGGTAGGCTCTCGCCGTGCTCATTGGTACGCAGCGAACGACGAATGTTGTAGCGGTCAATAATCCAGCGTTCGCCGTGACTGCCGTATCCCACTATTTGCACAACAAAGCGGCGGTTTTTACCGCCTTGCACATCCACCGTTGCAACCAGAAAGCGAACACCTTGGGGTACAATACGCTTAGCGGTAGGTTCGGCCCTTTCCATCAAGACATCGCCGCGACGCCCTTCCAGTGATAAGCGCGGCTGATAAGGTAGCCCCCAGTCGGTATTGATCACCGCTTTGAGCGTCTCCTCGCTCCCCGTTCGATCATATTCTTCTTCTGCTGTCAGCAATTTATAGACTAATTGAGTCCATGTTTGATAAGCCGCTGCTGGGCCTTCCATCCAAAATGAAGCTATACGAGAGCGCCGAGCGTCTCCGGTCATATTGCCATGCCGATCAATTTGTTGCCCTTCTGCCAACCATACGCCACGATTGTTAAGCTCACGTTTTTGGCTTGGCTCAATAAGCGCCGAACAATGAGGGCATTGCAGACGAGCAGCTTCACTGGCTGCAACAGGATCAGGGTCATCTCGGTACCCCGTCATGTTATCCATGATCGGCTGAAAGTATTCATTGCAATGAGGACAAGGCCAATACCAGCGACGGCGATCTCCACGATTGTAGAGAGATAAAATTCCCGTTGTTGGTGGTGCTTCATGAGGGGAGGTCTGCTTCCACTTGGTATCAACAATATCGCGCCCCGGCGAACTCTCTACCAGAGTCATTCCTGCCGACATAAAGGTTGTTGTTCGCTTTGAAGCCAGCGAAAAACCGTCTCCCTCCCCGTCAATATCTTCGGGAAAACGGTCGTAATCAGTCAGCGCGACACGCTTGTAATCGGATGACGAAAAAACGGTAATCGAAGGCCATCCGATTTTGAGAAACGATCCGTCACGAAAAATCTTGTCGTGAACGTTGTTATCATTCCGTATAGGGCTTAAGCGTTTGGCAGCTTCAGGACTGTGATTGAATGTACGCGCCAGTCGAGTTTTAGAATGCTCACGCGCTTTTGTTTCAGTCATCTGTACTACCAGCATATCGCTGGGGTCGCACACAATGCTGTAGACAATCCAACCATCAATTAAACCTAACGTTTTCCCCGTTCGCGCTGGGCCAACAAACACAACGGCATCAAATTCCCGACGCGCTAAACAGTTCATCGGTTCGATAATATAGGGCGTTAATGTTGACTCCCACGGAACGGAATTCCCCGCGCCCATCGGAACGCGCATGTATTGCGCTACAGCATCGGCAATTGGGATTCTGCGGGGGGACTTGAATAATGCAGAAACATCCATTCCAATTCTCGCTGCTGATGCATAATTATTTTTCACCTTCACTCTCCTCGCTACTCTCGATAAAGTTCTGAGCAATAGCGCACTCCTGATATGTTTTCAGTGCTAAGTCGTCACGCACACTATCTATGATGGCCTGCGTCACAAGCACAGCGGCGGGTGATAGCGCAGCATCACGCTCTAAGCGATCGGGCAATGTTTCTAAGACTTGAAGTGCGGATTTTGCTACTGAGGAATAAACACTAATAACCTCATTGTGAGGAATTAAATGACGTAACTCTTTTTCCAGCCAAATACGCCCTTTCTCCGAATCAAACCAATCCTTACGATCCTTTGGTGGCATTTTATTTGGATCTTGTAATGCCTCTACCTCATCGTCGATGCCATGCGGTTTAAACAGTGCAGGACCTGCATCAGATAATGCATAAACAGCATTACCCCGAACCTTTCCGGCAATTGGGATATTCGCTTCAAGAAGGCGCTTTTTTACCACCTTGCGATCAAGCCGAAATGCTTCAGCAATCTTGGCGATACTCCAGTGATAAACGTCGCCAATATTGCTGATATTTGACACATCACGCTCCTTGGGACAGGTCTACTTCCCAGCTCAAATCGCTATAAATTATTTATTATCATTAGGTTAAGCTAACCTCACCTGTCCCATTATTTATAAATCTCCTCAGGTGAAATAGTCTTTTTATATTTTAATTCAATGAGTTAAGACAGGTGGTGGTGTCCCATGAAAAATCAAAAATGTGCCGAATCCCGCGTGGCCAAGTCCCCCGTGGGGAGGCCCCCTCCCGGGAGTACCTTTTGATAATGGGTATCATTTAACTAATCTAGATAGAAGTTGTCATTCAACTCGCGGCGGCGGGCGCTACTGGCATTATGTGGACAGGCTTTTGATGTATGTCCCTGCGTACCACAGTAACCACAGTGCAAACTATGGCGACGACTTGAGCCACCCCACGTATTGGGGCAATAGGCGACAGTGTGCAGGTGTGAGCCGCAATAGGTACAGCGTTGATAAGTCATTCTCTTTTCCCTGCAACAAAAAACCGCCCGTAGGCGGTTACTTTTGTTCAAATACAAATCTAGTTTCCGTAATCATTTTAAGCATTTGAGCTAATGATTCTCTGCTAGCAACTCCACTGATGTATTTTTCAAAGTCTTCTTCAAATAACATCCAGACTTTAGCTAATTCTGTGTTATCAAATAAATGCTCAGTTGCAAGCCAAGAAGACTGACAATTATCATATAGACTTAGAAGTTCATCATACCTTTTAACATTTTGCTCTCCAGCTTCTATTTCCTGAGTAATTAGATCCACATCTTTAAAAATCCACTTTGTAATTACCTGCTCTCTTTCCTGCTCAATCTCTTTTGGGTCAATATTTAAAGGCATAAAAAGTAGAGCCGACTTCAATCTCTTTAGTGCAATTCTAAAATCCAATTTGACTCTTATTTTCTCCTGCTCTCTCCATGTGGACAATGCTCTGTAGGCAAAACATAAAGTAATAATAGTTGCTAATACACTCATCCAAGATGCAAGCATTGTCCAAAAAGCCCAATCAGCCGCATCCCTGCTGGCTACGAGAGTTTCATACACGATGTAGTTAGCGTCCATTTTCCCCCCAATTATTTATGAGGGGATTGTAGCTTAAAGCATTATCACAGGCACTTGGTGAATGCCTATTATAACGCTTAACCTTCCACTACCGCACCGTCTGGCAACTCCGTAGCAGCATAGACAGAACAGCCGGAGTGAGCATCATCTTTAACAGCGACCAAATTAGACTCATCAACCCAAGCGCTGACTGCACGACCGTCTGCCGCTCTGTAATGTACAAAGTATGCATTTTCATGCGTCGAGTATTCTGCGCGCCCCTTCACCTCACCGGACTCATCACTAACAATAAGCATGACCAGCTGGCTAATTTCAAATTTAAAAGCTGATTTCATTTTTTCTTTCCTTATCTGCTTTGCGAATAGAGGCTTTATCTTTATTGCAATCCCCTAGCGCAGTTAATAGCCTCTCATTGAGAAGCAAAGAACCAGCCCACGTTAATGGGTTAGGTATTTCAGGATATGGACAATCAGCGGTTAAATCCGCTGGCAGTGGAACTACTGGTGCTGGCACGTAGACTATTCGCTCTTTCGTGCAACCGCTTAACTGCGCCAAGAGGCACAAGCCGATTAGCACAATCATCATTCGCAACAGCAGCTTTGATGTCAGTCTGGGCTCTCTGTGACTCCAGTGCGTCCTGAGCTTTTGCATTCTGGTTGGCCTCGGAGATTTGGTTGAATATTGCCACTGTGGAAAGTACGTTCTTCGTAATGGACTCCGTGGCGTTAAGTTCTTTCTGTGCTTGGTGGTATTTATCGCGGTAATGGCTCACCATTTTCCCAGCAACGACCAAAGCCACCAGCAGCCCCCCTATTGCCATAATTCGCCAGCTAAAATTGATATTCATACCAATAACGCGGCCCGCGCTTTTTTGTAGCGTAAATTGCGGTCATCAAGCCCATTGATACCGCCATTAATTAGCTGTGTTACCTTCACAAGGTCGCTTGGTGAACGCCCGCAACCATATGAACGCCATACCCATCCTGCCGAACGCGCAGCATGTAAATCTTGCTCTAAGAGTTCTGGCTGTGACACAAGGTCAATCCCAAGCGCGTTGCCGCAATTTAAGTAGTTATTGAGAAACGTCACTTGAATAAGGCCACGACCGCGATATTTCCATCCATCACCAGCCGATTTATTACCGTAGCGATTGGCATATACCAGATTAGCAATCGCCTTGTAATCCGCTGGGCGGTTTTTAGTACGCCCTAACATTTCAGCCTGATAAGGAGATAAACGTTTTGAAAACGTTTTTTTCAAACCTTCGACACTATAATCGAATGACTCAACCAGCTTAGTAAAACCAGAAGATTCATGTCCTACTTGAGCAATGAACATCGCTTGTGCTACAGGCTCATTAATTCCAAATTCTTCCATTGCTGTGGTCATTGGCTGAAACCAACGCGCAGCTAATCCGGCGCTTAAATTAGCCGCCTTTTGAAACTGTTCAAGATTCATTAGATCACCTTATTCTTGAGGAGGAGCGCCAGTTTTACTGCCAACAACTCGGCGCAAAACGGAACTAAAATAATCAATACCTAAAAAACCAATAAAAACACTTCCGATATAAGCCCACTCTTGATCCCAACTCATCAGCGTTAGCAGGTCTTTAATAAAGAACGCCACTAGCGCACACATACCGGCATCAAGAATTCGCCGCCACCACGGTGAGTCTCCGTTATATATCCCCCGCAGGATAGCCATCAGACCCGCAATGAATGCGTAACTTCCCTCGCTACGGTGCTCTGCAATCCATGCCATTAACATGGCCCAGATCTCGGGGCTTTTGTGCATTTTCATGTTCTCCCCCCATCCACCAGCGCGGTAGGGTTAATTCGTGGGATAGCACCCAGCCGTAACCACTCTCAGCTAGAAAGTGTTAGTGTGTGGATGGCTGTTGGTTAGGTGCTAGATAAAAATCCAGAGATATTCAATCAAATATTATTTATAACTTGTAGCTAGGTGCATATCTCAGAACGTCTTGCCGGTTAGCGGTACAGTTTCTCTAAGCAAAAGAGTGATACGCGCTAAGTTTTTTTCTAATTATGACTATGACTTGGCACTCTACTGACTGCCATGCTTTAAGCCATTTATTTTAGATATCTCAAGTGTAAAATCTTTCGTAAACAAAATTTTTGAGAGTAAAAATCTTTCTCGTCCTTTGGTATTGCTCAAAAAAATTATCACGATATTATTCCCCACAGATTAATTGATGACTTAAAACTACGCCATAGTGAGCGGTCAGAAATTATTCAAGAAACGATGTCAGCCATCGTTTCGGGAGAAGCCACCACTAGGTGGCTTTTTTTTGCTTAAAATTAAATTTAATAAAAAAATTAAAGTAGTCCTTTCCTCTGTCGATAACTAAGGAGCTAAGCAACAACATCGACACCTAATTGAAAGGAACAAACTATGGCACAAGTAATTAACACCAACAGCCTGTCTTTGATGGCTCAGAACAACCTGAACAAATCTCAGTCTTCACTGGGTACCGCTATTGAGCGTCTGTCTTCTGGTCTGCGTATCAACAGCGCGAAAGACGATGCCGCGGGTCAGGCGATTTCTAACCGCTTCACTGCAAACATCAAGGGTCTGACTCAGGCTTCTCGTAACGCCAATGACGGTATCTCTCTGGCTCAGACCACCGAAGGTGCTCTGAACGAAGTGAACGACAACCTGCAAAATATCCGTCGCTTGACCGTACAGGCACAAAATGGCTCGAACTCAGGTAGTGATCTAACGTCGATTCAAGACGAAATTACCCAGCGTTTATCTGAAATTGATCGCATTTCCCAGCAGACCGATTTCAATGGTGTGAAAGTTCTAAGTGGCGACCAGAAGCTAACTATCCAAGTTGGTGCAAACGATGGCGAAACAATCGATATTTCACTAAAAGACATTAACTCTAAGACACTTGGCTTAGATACTTTCAGTGTGTCTGATAAAAAAAATCAAGTTGGAGCTGAAACAAAATCGTTCAGCGCCGACGTTAAATTTGCGTCTGTAAATGCTGACTCTAATGCAACAGCAGCTACATCAGCAGGCTTATTCTCTTATAAAGATTCTGATGGAAACGACCAATATGCAGTTAAAGTAACTGGTACAGGTCCAGCACCTGACGCATATTATAAAGCGACCATTGGGGCTGATGGTAAAGCCTCTTGGGATTCATCTAAGGCAGATAGTAATGTCACTTCTGCAGCCGCAGGTTCAACTGCTGTAGCAGCAAACAACTTAGTTAAATATAGGACTGACAGCGTATCCACAACTACTGCTGGTGATTCAGTTCATAAATTTACTGATAATACGGGTAAAGACGCTTACATTATAAAATCTAACGATGGAAAATATTTCACGGCTAATCTTGATGCTGCTACGGGAAAAGTAACTCGTGGTGCAGAAAATAAAGATGCTTATGCCCCATTAGATAAACTAGATAAAGCTCTTTCAAATGTAGATGGACTGCGTAGTGCTCTTGGTGCAGTTCAGAACCGTTTCGATTCTGTTATCAACAATCTGAATAGCACCGTTAACAACCTATCCGCTTCTCAGTCGCGTATTCAGGATGCTGACTACGCGACCGAAGTCTCAAATATGAGCCGTGCAAACATTCTGCAACAGGCGGGGACTTCTGTGTTGGCTCAGGCTAACCAATCCACTCAGAATGTTCTCACTCTGTTACGTTAATCGCATCCATTTTTCCAAAAGCCTCGCAATGCGGGGCTTTTTTTTGCAAAAATAGCCATTGCCATGAAATCAAGATTAGATAATACGATTATTTACTTGCATAAATCTAATGTAAATCTTATTATCTAATCATCCCAAGCGGATATGCTCTTTAAAAAGTGAGGAAACATGGTAGCGGTTCAATGGACTAAGAAAGCAACAAAACAGCTGCTTTCGATAGACACCAGATACCGGAAAGCCATTAAAGAGAAGGTCGATAAACTGATAGCCTTCCCCGCCGTTGAATTGGATATCAAAAAGCTCAAAGCTACTGACAACCAATACAGGATGAGGGTTGGTGATTATCGGGTTATCTTCCAGATTGAAAACGGTGAACCGGTTGTTTGCACGATACAAGAAGTTAAGCGCAGAACATCAACAACCTACTAGGCGGGGAAACCCGCCAGTTTCCTTGTGACATTAGCCGCGACTCTTAGATACCCGGAACGATACATGTCAAAAATTCAATACATAAACGATAATGCAGGAAAACCACAATTTGTGGTGCTCCCTATCGGTGAATACCAAGCCCTGATCAGCGAAAGCGATCAAGGCTGGGAGGATGTGCCGTATACAGCTGGTGAAGATGATGATGTAACAATCCCCAACGATGTTGTTGGGATCATGGTCAATCAGGATGTTAGCTTGCTGGCGGCATGGCGCATACATACAGGCTTATCTCAATATGATGTAGCTGAGAAGTTAGGAACGACTCAATCAGCCGTATCGCAATGGGAAGCCCAAGGCTCAAAACCTCACAAAAAAACCCGTGAGCGCCTTGCTGCAATTTATGGCTGCAAGCCTGAACAGATGATTCCATAAATGACAAAACCCGCTCAAAAGGCGGGTTTATTTTTATCTTTACAATTTTGGCAACATATCAAATTAGCTCTTAAAATACGCCATTTAGTTGACTTTTGCAAGAAGTATGCAGTTAACGTGCTATAAATCACACTTTACCAAAATGCTTTTCAATGCCTCCGCATCTAATTCTTCACTAATCCGATGGAGCATCCGCCAATATTTTTTGTAATTCTTAGACCAATTATCAAGCGCTACTCCGATCTCTTTAGCTGCATCAATTGGTTCGTAAGCTAAAGGGCTTTCTGAATTTCGGCATCTCTCCTCCGTGTTTTCGACGGCTAATTCCACTAGCCTAACAAGCCTTTCTACCATTTTTTGACTAACTCTCTTGCCTGCTAACTCCTGATGCAGTCTCCCCCACACAAACTCACATACCTGCATGTAGTGATCTAATCCCATATTGTAGCCGTAGCACCGCACTATCCACGCTCGCTGGTGGCTTTCTAGCTTGTTTATCGCCCTTCTCCATCCTGCTGTTTCGTAGGCTTCCGGGGTGATTGGTACGTATTGCCGCTTATGCGCCATCGTTGGTGTGACATGAACGGGATCGGTATCGCGACAATAAAACCTGCCATCAATTTCTACCGTCATTTTCCGCTTTCTTCCGTAATGTTTTGTATCTGCCAACGCAAAACCTTCAAACCCTTCTAACTGGGCTTTACTCTCTTTGCTGTCACATCCAACAAGCGCGTAGTGTACGTTACTTCTGATATATAACTTTTGTTGCGGTGTCATACCTACGCCCTCGCTATTACGCCCAAGCCAGCCGCTTTATTTTGAGTTTTTAATACCCAAAGCAACTGACTACCGTGTTTTCTTTCCCAAGCTTTTACGTCTCGATGTAGCTCGCCGTGACAAATTCTGCATAAGGGGATAACAAGCAGGTCATTAGCTTTGGTTCCCATCCCACCAAACCCGTTATTGATAATGTGGTGCGGATCATCGGCTTGCTGACCACAGCTACAACATGGCTGCGTCTTCACCCATTGCAAATATTCAGGCAGTTCCAAACGTATCGCTTTGGGTTTCAGCATAAAACTTGCGGGTGGTGACTTATCCTCGACCAATTTAAAGGCAGGCTTTATTAACTCAACGCTATCAGCAATAACTTTTGCTGGGTCGGTCTGCCACGGATTAATATCTGCCTCTTTCATCACGCCTTTCAATGCTGGTGGTTTTGGAGTATTGGTAACTCGATAATCAATGTCATTGGGTAAAAGGTGAGTTAAGTGTTTACGCGTGGCCCACCAGCACAACTCGGGGAGGGTAAGTTGATGGCCTTCATTAAACCCCAACGAACTCCTGATGGCCTCAGTTAGCCATTCGGCTCGGTTCGTTTCTGCTATGTCGCCTAATGATGGGTGAAATTGTGTAGAGTGCAGATTGTCACAGCGCCAGCACAATCTCACGGCCCCGTTCTCATGCTCTACGGTTTTAAGGTTTCTATCGTGATGATCCCGCTTCCATTGGCAGTTCGGAATTTTATCCACCCATAGCTCAAGTGCTTTTTCAGAACCTGCCGCCTTGATAACTTCATGATGAGAAAAAAACGGGCGCAGGGCTAAGTCGTTTGCAATGTCTTGTGTTTGTGCTGGTAGTTCGCCCACAGGCAGCGTTGCAAATTCCTCGGGGGCTTCGGTAACGATCAACCTCATCTCTCTATAAAATTGATGAGTTAATTTCCCTGTCTTTAATAAGACCACCCCTGCATCCTTCTGTGGGAACGCTGTAAGAATCATTCGTACACTCATTTTTCTACCCCCTGCGGCACCATTTCTAAATCAGCGATCACTTTCTCAAGCTTGGTGGAAACACTAAAAAATTTATCGTTCACATCCCCACCCTCCGTTATTTTCTTGTGGTGTCTGTTCATAAAATTTTTATTTCGCTTCTTTGAAGTTAAATTCCAATTGAATTGGTATTTTTAAATACGGTTCTGGATCATTTAGCTGCTGGTCTGGATCATTTAAACCAGCGCTTTTTCTGTTCGAAATGCAGTTATTGACACGGTTCCAAGGCGTTAAAGCTGGCTTTCTATCAATAAATAGACGGCCTGATTTAGCGTCTTTAGTAACAACGTTAAAAGTGCGTGTGCGCGTAATAATCGGCGGGGTATTAACTCCCGGCATAAATACCCCTTTAATTACGAGCGGGGTTTCGCCGTAGTCGTTTTGGTCTTTTTTAGGCTGACGCCAGATTCTGACAATTAAGTTTTTGCGCAGAACCAATGGCCCACCCTGCAACTGGATGTAGCTTTTCCAATCTCCAGCATTAGCCGCTTGGCGTATCTGCTCGATGGTTTTATCGGTAGGATTTGGCTGGGGATGATTACTCAGGTTGCGGAGTTCCCGCCATACAGTGACGGGTGCGCCACCGACAAACTGAAACTGCCGAATACCCCACATTGACGCCCATGCGCAGGCATTCTTGGCTAACTCAGATACAGGAAGCCCCGTTTCTTTATCGATATCCCCCTTTTCAGCGCACCCTTCGACATTCAGCGCAATGTGCCGTGCTATATACGCGGAGGGGCTCCCGATATTTTCATCTATAGGCTTTATATCGAAGCGTGGGTGATTGCCGTGCTGCCCTTTCAATTCATCGCTATCTTCACGCGTTGCGTAGAATTCAACGATCTCGCAAAACTGCTCTAACTGGCTTTCATGGACAAATAGCATTGCATGCCAGTGTGGTGTTGCATCGTGGTGAGGTTGGGATACACGTAAGCCGAACGTACCTATCTGGCGACGGCGGAGAGTTGCACCGATCTGACGCCACAAGTGGCTTAAATATCCTTGAGTGTCTTTTGGGCTGGCTCCGCTGTACTTATTATTGCGATGACCAGTCACTTTATAAGCATGGTATTTTGATGGGGCATTGAGCGTCACAAACAAGCCAACATAGCCGTTCTCTTGGCCCAATCCGTCAAGCTTCGCTAATTGCTCAAAGCCTTTAACACGAACCATAAGCTCTGCTATGCGGTTTTTTCCCGATAGGCTTTTGTCGACAACATCAAGAAGATTTAAAACCTCGCCTGTTTCTTCATCTTCCAGCTCTGTGCCGCTCATAATATCTCGGCCCCGTTTGCGTCTATTCTCCCATTCAGCAAGCCATGCATTACTGCAATAAGGCGTTGACTGGCGACGAACGCCACCAGCGGATATATGTAGGTGTTCACGCCACCGTCTAGCGTATTTACGTAGATGGTTAAGCCACCAGCGCTCACCAATCATCTTAGCGATAGCGCTCTTGGCCTCATCAATATTGATTTTATTGCGCGTGAAGTTCGGGTATTGCGGGGGCTCCTGCTTGAAGTGCAGAGTAAGATTTGCAGCCACGCTATAAAATTGCGGAGCAACCGTTATTACGTCTAGCCCTTGGGTTGTAGCGTTAACAGACTCGACCGCATCACTGATCAAACGGCTTATATCCTGAGATAAAAGCTCTATATCGGCATCGCCAAAATCAGGCATATCATTAAAGCGGTTTATAACATCGCGCAATAGCTCCCTGTTTATATGATGTAGGTGACCTGCCAGCTCATCAGAGGCACTGGCTGTATAGCGAAGATAGACAGGCTCTATAATCGGAAGGTCACGCCTTAATAAATCATTGAAACAGATCTTGGCAGCATCAATGCCCTTGAACCTGTAAGCGCTACTTACACGCTCAAATAAGCGGCGAGAAGCGACTATCGGGAGATGTGCGAATGCCTGACAGACGCCATTAAAGAAAGTCTGCTCATCACTGCAGCTCGCATGCTTAGTCATGCCAGAACACCAATTAGCTCGCTGGCCTTACCTCGCTTATTGCCATTTGCTGCAACAGCGCGATGTGCCTCGGTCGTATTCAGCTCAAAATCACGGTAAATATCGCGGGTTCGAAGGTTGTTACTGGATGAAATAACAACTCGATAACCATGTTGGCGGTGCATTCGTCCCAATTGGTAAGCCAGCAATATGTGATCGTTTTCGTTGAAACTTGTTCCGCTGTAAGTCGTGAAACCTTCCACGCCCTTAGCTGGCAAATAAGGCGGATCGCAATAAAAGCCTAAGTTAGGCATGCCCTCAACTGCCTTTAGTGTCTTATGCCAGCAGCTATGCATCAGCTGAACGCTCACCGCATTCATACGTTCGGAAAAAGCGTATATCTCGCGCTCTGGTAAATAAGGTTGGCGCTCACCAATCCCACACGGTGAGTTAAATTCTCCTTTTTGGTTGTAACGAACAACACCGTTAAAACAGTGATAAATGAGGTAAATAAAGGCGGCGCTTTGCGCTAATCCTTTTTTCATCGTAGGGAATTGGCGGCGAATTAATTCAAACCCCTCTTTACCTCTAAAGTTTTGATAGAAATACCGCGTATTAATGACTAAGTTTTCAGGGTAACGGCGAGCTAAATCAAACAACCAAATTAGGTCTTTATTCGCATCAGCGAGAATATAGCGCTTATAGTTAGTGTTCATGAGTAGCGAACCACTCCCCGTAAACACATCTACAATACCGTCACACTCCAATGGATCTGGCAAATATTGGCGCAGTACTGGCATCAATTTTGTTTTATTACCCGGATATTTAATAAACGGTCGCAATAATTGCGTAGTTTGGTTATTTATTTTTTTACTCATGACATGAGCCCTAATTAGTGCATGTAAGCGGTTTTTTGTGTGCATTCATCTAGGGAGATATTCTCTAGCAATGGCGTCGCAAGCGGTCTGGCGCTTGTGGTAAATAGCCCTTATTACATGTGGTGATATTTCAAATTTTTTGCCGATCTCCCTGAATGTCATGCCGTACTCATCGCGTAGCTGGCGGATAAGGCTAACATCTTCATCCGGGTATTTAGTGCGGTGATAAAAATCCCCATATTTACATAAGCTAACCCCCAAATATCTGGCCCTGATAACAATGTTATGTGGATTTTTTCCCAAGTGTGTCGCTATTTGTAACGCTGACAATGTATGCCGATTGCGTCTAATAAACGCGTCTTGTTCTGGTGTGAAGGGGTGATTCTTACGTGGCATTAACCCTGCCTGTTGTAGACAGAAAATCCGTTGCTGGGTTGACCTTACACCACGATTTACTCGCACTGCGATGTCGATGCTCCTCATTGATGGATATAGCTCAATTAACACCGCGTCCTCCTCTGGAGTCCATGCGCGAAGATGTGCGGGACATTTCCCCGGTATTCCCATCGGTTTAAGATGCACGTTCGTCCTCCTCCCCTTTATCACTACTGATACGAGTTATGTAAGAAACCTTTTGCGCACGAATGCGCTCACCGTCTATTGTTAAAATTACTGATTGTTCATTGTCGTTAAGGCGAATTACGGACGCGGCCTCATTGACACAGTCCATGTCAATTTCGTAATCCTGCCCGCTGGGTGTTTTTATTTTTAAAACTTTTATCTTTGTCGTTTTCATTCCTTTAATCCTATTTTTAGGTTGCATAAACCCCGCCGCATGAGCGGTGTATTTAATGAAAAACGGGATATTTATTTACATTGTGATTCTGGTATCAGGATTTCCCATTATTAAAACTTTATGGTTGTAATCCATTTTATGTGCTTTACTTTTCTTATTGCCTTCTATTCTTCTATTGTTTTTATTTGCCACCCTCCTACACTCAACACATGATCCATTTGAAACATACCTTAAAGTATGACCATGTTCTTTACACGGTCTCCCCTTATAGGTGCTATCCCCTTTGTTCTTGGCTTTTGTTCTTGCTAAACATTCCGTAGGCATATATCACCTTCCTATTATTTTAAGGTCTTGCCCATATCCTGTAGAGAATGTTAATTAATCGACTACCCTTTCTGGCTGTTATTATTTCTTGCTCCTGCTTTTTGGCAAACCGAATACCCAATCTGAGTTTTTCCGCATATGCCAATTCAGCCTGTGCACCTTCTGATTTCTCCCAGCCTTGAAGCAAGTAGATGCAATCTGCACGCTGTAACATAGCAATGCCTATAGCCATGTAATCGGCTTCTGATAACCCGTCAGGCAACACCGCAGAACTTAGCGGAGTATCGCCGCCAGCAGCTAAAGCCTCCATAGCAGAAAAGAAAGCGGGCCGATTAAACTCTGGCAATCCAGTCATTGGTCCAGCGATATAAACTTTAGCCATTGCTTTTCACCTTCTTTTCTTTGAAACGTTTGTGGTACTCATGAAACCAGTTGTGTAGCTCCATAAGTTCTTTATCAATTGGCGCATGTTCGCGGTCGAAGTACGCTTGCGCGTCTTTTTCGTCTTCGCTGGGTAATTCACCCGGACCAAGTAGCGTGTTAAAAATCCATGCCATCCCGTTCTTGGCGTCGCCAGTTGTTCGCCACTCGATAATTGCCGCTTGCATGACAAGCAGATTTTTACCAAACATCCGATCAAGTTCTTTAAATCTTTTACGGATGTACTCATTCTCATCTTTCAGTTCAGTAATCGGTGTTTCTATAGGTTCAACTTCTAGCGATTGCAAAGCGATACGAGCCAGTTCACGCACAATTTCAGGAGTCGCATAGCGGTCATTCAGTTCATCGTATAATTGACACATCTTTGGGTGGTTGTCTGGATGAACGTCATCATTAGTGCCAGCAAGCGCAGTAATAACGGCATCCGCCGCATCAATAATTTCCTGAGCCTGTTTTTTTGTAATGGTCGTCATGGGTTAGCCCTCCAGTGTAGGTAGCAGCGCGTAATCACAGACCGTATCGATATACGGTGCTATATGGCAATCATCATCAGTGCGCGGGTGCTCATCGACCTTTGTAGAAGTCTGTATGATGATGCCCCAGCAAATGCTATCCACTTCCTCAGACCAGCCATCACATGCATCACCGCGATAGTCGTCAATCATTGCCTCGGCGTTCTCTGTTGCCTCTTGTGCTGTTTGATGCCAGTTGAAACTGTGCTCAGTGCCGTAAGAAAAATATCCGACGCATTTAGGTTGTTGGGCTGCATGGTCGTGTGTGAGAAGTTCATCAAGGGCGGCTAGCAATAACATCTTTTCGGCAAAGGAAACGTTAATAGGCTTTTCGTGAGTAAATTTTTCAACGCACTCTTTAAGTTTTTCTATCAAGTCCGATGGAATGTTAGTCATGACTAATACCTCTTGGTCTGCTAATGGATAAACGTCCGTAGTAATCGCCTATATTCCACATAATAGGTTTATCGTTTAATCTCCGAACATTTAGCGGTATTGATTTTGTTGTCATCCATACTAAAGAAACCTTTAAAACATGGAGATTTCTAACTTTATGGGTATGCATGCTGTCACTCGCTAATTTCTTCTAGTGCTAATGAAATACTTCTATTTACCGTACAAACATTACTTATCTGTCCCAATACATCACTCATTGCATGATGTTTTACGTCAGCCTTGGTATACGGTAATGTTATTGCGTTTATTTTTCCCGTTGCCTCAATAGTTCGAACGTCCCGCTCATTCCAGAAATTCCACGGAAGCCCACCTAATTCATAGCGTTCGAAAGCTTCTCTTAAGATTACAAAATCAAACGAAGGCGACTTAGACCATGCATATAACTGGCATCCCTTTAAATGATGTTTTTCTATAAAATCGTTGAAGTTTTGCAGAACAATATCAGTGAACTCCCCTAAACCATCCTGATCTAGCAATTCCATCCTTGCTTCCGTTGATTGGGCCAACCAAAATTTAATCGTGTCAGGCTCGATATGCGCACCATGAGAGTTACAATCACTTTGCCAATCAATCAGCTCATAAAATTTTGGGCCAACATCCCCTGTGATTGGATCGAAAAATGCAGCAGCAATAGAGAAAATAACCGCATTACGTTTAGTGCTTAGTGTTTCAATATCAACCATTACGTTATTCAATTTAGCCACCTTTATTTACATTGAGCTAAGGCCCAAGCAGAACCGATATAGAAGTTATAAAAACCTTTAAATTCATCACCACGAAAAAAGACCCAAAAATCATTTACTCGGATATACATATAGCCTCCTGATTTAGATTGCAGGATACCCGCCGCGTTAGCGGTGAAATAATTGTGTACTTTAATTAATTCTTAATTACTAAAATCAGCCTGCGATAATTGACGGTAATCTTCAATGATGGCTTTGATTTCTTCCATTGCTTCTGGATAACAGTTTATGCTTTCATCAAGCACCGTCGCTTCTGACAATAATTGCAAAAGGCGACGAACCTTAATTACTGGTAAATTTTTTTGCACCATTGATTTTGTGACTTTCTTTTTCCCCTGCTCCTGTGCCTTCTTTACATCCTCCTCGAGTATCTGTCCTGCGTCCTCACCATGTTCTTTAACTCGTTCAACTGCAGCATCTAATGCAACCTGACCGCCTCTTACGGCTTCTTGTACGTCGTGGTTCGACGTTGCAAGAACTATGAGCTTGTCAACATGTGGACGGCTACGGTGCATGTGCTTTGCTATTTCATCAGGCGTTAGATTGAAAGCCATCAAATCTTTTGCAACCATCGCCTCTTCAAACTTTGTTAACGCTAATTGACGACCGTTACTTGTTGATATTCTGGCTATGCGATCAATGTCAGACCCTTCAAACGGTACAATAGCAATCCACTCAACTGGCTTGCCAGCCTCTGCACAACGCTGATATGCCCGAGTGCGACGATGGCCTTCAACAACCCAAACCCCACCTTCAGTTCTTGCCTCAACCTCCAGTGAAGGAATGACCCCACCCTGCATCATATATTGAAACAGATCATCATCTGCTTCACGCAAGCGTTCGTCCTCAACGCGTTTATTGAACCCCTCACGGATATGAATATCTTTTAAACGAATAAACATCCCACGATCACGGCGAAGAATTGTTCCATTTCTGCTCATGTCACGAAATGAGTTTGATTTTCCAGCCATCATTTATTCCTTAAACGCTCTTGTCGTTTCGTTATTTTTTGATGTGTGTTCTCAACTCGTACACCGATATATTCACCAATTCTTACTAAAACTTTTTCAGGCTCTCGGTGTTCACTTAATGCGGATATCAGTGTCTTTAAAGACTCCATTTCTATCAACGTTTGCCGCTCACGGGCCTCGGCAAACTCATCCATTATCTCAATATCATTTTTTACATTGGATAATCTTATTGAATTGACATGCTCAACCATAGTTACCTCTATAGTTTTTAACATCCGTTCTTCTGTGTGATATTGACTTCCAATTCATCAGCCAGCGCAGTCAATTCTCTAATTTGATAACGAAGCTGATTTAAAGCCCAATCGCTATTTCCTTCTTCTAAACGTTTTTTTACACCACCTATTTCCGCCCTGCTTCGGCTAAGTTTTTTACAAATCTCACGCATTGAAACCATGTGGCCTCCTTCACTGAGCTTTTTTCACTGAAACTGATTCATCAGAAGCTAAAGCAACAGACACTAAGTCTAATGTTGGTAAAGACATCTCCTCAGCCAGTTTTTTCGCTCTTTTTAACCATGACTCTCGCCACCCTAGGCGCTCAAACGGTGGCACTTTGTTTGTTGCTTCATAAATCATTTCTAAATATTCATTCCACATGATCATTAAGCGGAAATCAGTGAAGTCGTCACCGTATAACTGTTTTTCCGTTCTGATTGGTAAACGACGGCGATCCACCAGCTTGCGTGTACTACTCTCACTCTTACCAGTACGGCGGCAGAACTCACTAACAGTGATCGGATCAGGAATCTTGAACAGCAATTCCAACAGGTTTTCGTTCATATGTTAAAATCTCCACATTAGGGGTATTTAGTTAACCGTATACCCATAAAAATAACCAACACCAGCAAATTACAACAACATTCGGAGTTTTGCAACATGCGTCTTTGTATTTCTGAGAAATTAAAGTTAATGAGACAAAGCGAGCGATTGGAGAGTCTTCCAGAAACCGCAAGCATGCTTGGGTTAACGCGTGATGCTTTGTGGCGATATGAAAGTGGAAAGACAATACCTAATGCTGACGTAATAGCGCAGGTACTCAGCCACTCTCGATTTGAAAAATATGCCTTATGGTTTGTTACTGGAAAAACTTCACCTGAAATTGGGCAAATTGCTCCTGCACTCTATAACGCGGCAAACTATGAACAGGACGAAGACAAAACAGCATGAAACTGACTACTGGCGAAAAGCTAAAGCTAATGAGAGAAAGTGAGCGGATGAGCCGTGCAGAGGCTACTGCTGAGTGGGATTTAAAAAGTGACGCTTTATGGCGATATGAGAATAATAAAACTGTTCCAAACGCCGAAGTGATCACAAAAATGCTTTGCCACCCTAAGTTTGAAAAATATTCTCTCTGGTTCGTAACTGGTAGAACTGCCCCGGAAGTTGGATTAATTTCCCCTGCGCTATTCAACCCCTCAGACTACGAACATGACGATGAAAAATCAGCATGAAGTTTGTCATTGGTGAAAAATCAATATGAAACTCACTTTGGGTGAAAAATTATTGCTTATGCGTGAAAGCGAACGGCTTTCAAATAGAAAAAATGCTGCCGAGCTTTTAGGGGTTACCAATAACGCCCTATGGCGTTATGAAACAGGAGACGCAATACCTAAAGGAGACATGATCATGAAGATTCTTAGCCATCCACGATTCGAAAAATACGTTCTTTGGTTTGTTACTGGTAAAACAGCTCCAGAAATCGGCCAAATTGCACCTGCACTCTATACCCCGGCTAACTATGAGCAAAGTGGTGAGCAATCAACATGAAATTGACCGTTGGAGAAAAGATAAAAGTAATGAGAGAAAGTGAAAGGCTCAATAGTCGTCCCGCCGTCGCTAAAATGCTTGGGATAGGCAACGACGCACTCTGGAGATATGAGGAGGGCAAAAGTGTGCCTAACGCAGAGATCGTGTTGCGACTGCTTAGTCTTCCCCCTTTCGAAAAGTACGCTCTTTGGTTTGTCACCGGAAAAACCATACCCACCGAGGGACAAATTGCGCCCGTGCTCTATAACCCCTTGAATTACACACCTACAGAGGAACATGACTATGAACATAAGCGATAAGCTTTGCGCAATAGTTCAAGCAGAGAAAAGCGACCACCTAATAGACTCAACACAAAGCTGGTTATCAATATCAAACTTCTTGAACCAGCCCAGATATGAGAAATATGCCGTTTGGATAACGACTGGAAAGATTGCCCCTGAATCCGGGCAAATTAGTCCGGATCTCGCACACTATGGGCAGCACGTAACAATGTATTAATATTTAAACATGTTAATTGGCTAAGTATCTATAACGCTTATGTTTTTGATACTGGAATAGAATTACCCCGTTTAACCGGAGGGCGTACTCATGATTAAGACGCTTGAAGGTGGACGTTATAAGGTGGATGTAAGACCTCGTGGAGCTGCTGGACGCCGTATCCAACGAGTATTTATTAAGAAAGCTGATGCTTTGGCGTTTGAAAAACACGTCATGATGACAGCCAATAGCGAAGAGTGGAAAGGTAACTCCCGTGACTATAGAGAGCTAAGTGAGCTATTCAGCTTATGGTGGAAGTACGAAGGGCGAAACCTTGAATACGCGGAGAAGAGGAAAAAGGCAATGGAAACCATTATAAGCCATATGGGAAACCCACCAGCCTATAAACTAACTCCAAAGTTTCTTTCTGAGTTCCGTTCTCGTCGGCTGTATTCTGGTGTGAAGGCATCAACCATCAATAGAGATATTACGATGATAAGCAGCATGTTTACTGTACTTATCAGCGTAGATGAATTTAGTGGTGAAAATCCCTTCAGAGCCATCAAGCCGCTGAAAGAAATTACCCCTGAAATGACCTATTTGACACACTCAGAAATTGAAGCACTGCTCAGTAAAGTTAGTGATGATGCTTTGAGAATGACGCTCTTATGTCTAAGCACTGGCGGGCGGTGGGGAGAGGTTCTTCACGTTAAGGCTGAACACATACAGCATAATCGGGTGACATTTTTCAAGACGAAGAATGGGAAGCATAGAACTATTCCATTATCCGATGATGTAATTACAGCAGTGAAAACTAAAGAGACTGGCATGTTGTTTTCTGTAGATTACGCCGAATATAGAAAAATCCTTAAGTCTGTGAAGCCAGACCTCCCAAGGGGGCAAGCCGTGCATGTTTTGCGTCATACCTTTGCAGCACATTTTATGATGAACGGAGGGAACATCCTAACGTTACAGAAAATTATGGGCCATGCATCGATACAGCAAACTATGACATATGCACATCTCTCACCTGACTATCTACAGGACGCAATTTCCTATAATCCATTGCGAGGCGGGATCAAATGTCATCCACATTCTATCCATGACTTAGGGGTTAAATGATGCACCATAGTACCCCATGAATATTTTAATGCATTGATAGATAAGAGAATACCCCGAATTTAGGGGTATAAAAAACCCCGGCATGCCGGGGTTTAAACCAATCCAGCCTAATTAGCCATGGCGGCGTTCAAAATCAGCCATAAAGTCGGTCAGCGCTTTAACACCTTCAATCGACATCGCATTATAAATAGACGCTCTCATACCACCCGCCACGCGGTGGCCTTTCAAAGCAACTAAGCCAATTGCTTTCGCTTCCTGCAAGAACAACGGATCTAATGCAGGATTTGCCATCTGGAATGGTACGTTCATACATGAACGATTTTGTAGTGCAACACCGTTACGATAAAAATCACTGCGATCGATAGCGCTATAGAGAAGATCGGCTTTGGCTTTATTCCGTTTTTCCATCTCAACCAGGCCGCCCTGCTCTTTCAGCCATTTAAATACCATGCCTGAGAGATACCATGCAAAGGTCGGTGGTGTATTGAACATAGAATCGTTTTCAGCCAAAACGGTGTAATCGAGAATCGATGGCAGTTCTTGACGCGCTTTGCCCAGTAAGTCTTCACGCACAATCACCACGGTGATCCCCGCTGGGCCGATATTTTTTTGCGCGCCAGCATAAATCACGCCATAGCGGCTAACATCAATTGGGCGAGAAAGAATGGTGGAAGAGAGATCGGCAACAACGATTTTATCGCCAAAATCTGGCTCTTCATCGATAGCAATACCATCGATAGTTTCGTTTGGACAGTAGTGCACATAGGCAGCATTGTCACTCAGCGCCCAATCACGCATTGGTTTGATCGCTTGCAGGCCATTGTCGTCAGTGGTCTTTATATCAACAATATTTGGCGTGCAGTATTTCTGCGCTTCATTGATAGCGCTATGCGCCCAGTATCCGCCATCCATATAATCGGCTGAGTTGTTATCACCGAGCAGATTTAACGGAACTGCGGCAAATTGCGCACGCGCACCGCCATGACAGAATAAAATTTTATAGTTCTCAGGAACCTTCAGCAGAGAGCGTAAATCTTGTTCAGCCTGCGCCGCGACCTGCATAAACTCTTTGCCGCGGTGGCTGATTTCCATGACCGAAGTGCCTAGGCCATTCCAGTTACACAGTTCTTGTTCAGCACGACGCAATACCTCTACCGGCATCATTGCTGGGCCAGCACTAAAATTGTACACCTGTGTCAT